ATTAATTGACAATACTCCATATATTGTAATAAATGGTACTCAATTTCCTTTAACTACTGGCGCAGGCACGGATGCTGGCGGAGACAGTGGTGGTAGTAGTGGTGGCTCTGGCTCTGGATCTGGAGGAGCATTGCCGGCTTGCTCTTGTACGAATAGCGCAACATCGACTGGTGTTTGTGATGTTGAACTTATGTGTAATGGACCAGGATGTTGGGATGGTTGTAGGTATAATACTTACGACTACTACACAGTTAGTTGTGTAGTGTCATCTGGATGCACCTGCACTGGATCAACATGCAGCGGCACTGTTGTTACTAGAGGTTGTTCCGCACCAACAGTATGTCAATAACTTGTATATGATATAATAGGTGATTAAAAAGGAGAAACCATGACTCAGAACAGAATGCCATCAACATGTTTTGCATATGTTATAGATGGAGAAGTAGGCCATTTACATTTTATGGCTAATATTGTAGAACACGCTATCGCGGCAATGAAATCAGATCCAAAAGTTATAGAAGTTCCAGAAGAATTAATTCCCTTAATGGAGCCAACAGTTGGTTTTGGCTGGACTTATGTAGATGGTAATTTTGTTCCACCACCAGAAACAGTATGATATTTTCTGCTATACTATAAATTATTATTTGACAAAAGGACAAAATCATGACTGAAGAAGTAGTAGTAACAGAACCTAAAAAAGAATTTAAAATTGAGATCACCCTTTCGGAAGCTAACGTAGCATACAAGAGTGATTTTCCTGAATCAGATACCGTTTTTTGGCTTGAGTGGGTAAAAACCATCATTTTGCAGAAGACTCTTAGCAATTTAAATCAAGAAGCTAATTAAATTAATATAAAGGTCTACTATATCTTAGTATTCCCTCGTATTTAGGCGGCTAAAGAATGGCTATTAAAAAATATTTTCCTGTACGCAATGACGAGTCCGCAGGGGACTTTGTTGCTAAAAAGGTAAATCCAGAAGACTCAAAGTCAATAAGCAAAATATTCAAGGTAGCCTCATTGGCTCTTGGATATCAAGGAACAAATTACTACTACGCAGGTAGAAGTAATTTTGAACCATCTCCTTATGACTTTGAAAGAATCCTTCAAGCAGTAGATACTGACTCATATGTCAAACAAGCTGTTTCAAAATATAAAGATCTATTTTGGAAAGAAGGCTGGAAAATAGTTGGAGAAAATCAAGAAGCTGTTTCTTATCTATACCAAAGAATAGATTACATGGAGATGGCAATGAAGAGACCATTCTTGGATCTCCTTATTGAAATGTCGGATCAGCTGATCAAGTTTTCAAATGTCTTTGCTGTAAAAGCAAGAGGAGACTTGAATGATTATTTCCCAAGAAATCTTACCCCAGTAAGTTCTACTCAACCAATAGTTGGTTATTATTTAATTCCTACTGAGCAAGTAAGAATTATGAGAGATAAGCATAATAGACCTAAGACCTATTTGCAAAGAACAGATCCATTGACTTATGCTCCTACTGATCGAGACCCAGTTTGGTCAGCTGACAGAGTAATACATTTATTCTTCGACAGAAAACCAGGCAGAGCTTTTGGTACGCCATACTTGTCTAACGTAATGGATGACGTAGTTGCCTTAAGACAGATGGAAGAAGATATTCAAAATCTTGTTCACAGAGAATTATTTCCTTTATACAAATACATTATTGGAACGGCTGATCAACCAGCAGAGCCAGATGAAATAGAAAAGGCCGCTTCAGAAATAGAAAATCTAAGATCTGAAGGCGGATTAATTCTTCCATACAGACATGATGTTGATGTAATTGGAGTTGGTAAAGAAGGTCTCGATGCAACTAACTATCTGCAACACTTTAAAGAAAGAGTGTCTGTTGGCTTAGGTGTTGCTCCGCATCACCTTGGCATGACCATGAATGGTGGAAATAGATCTATGTCAGAAAGATTAGATACATCGCTTTATGACAAGATCAAGCAATTCCAAAAACAATTTGCCGAGATGGTTAGATTACACATATTCAATGAACTTTTATTTGAAGGTGGATTTGATCCAATTGAAAATCCTATGGAATCATCGATGTCTGACAGATGCTACTTTAAGTTCAACGAAATAGATACTGATACTCAGGTGAAGAAAGAAACACATATCATTCAAAAGTATGTTAATTCATTGGTTACTTTGACTGAAGCTAGAACTGAAATGGGAATAGATCCTGAAGCTAATATGGATGATTTGTTTAGCGCAATTCAAACAGATCAGCAAAAAGATATTATTGATGCACAAGCCACAGCTAACCCTCCAGCTCCTGCTGCTACAGTCGCAGGCGACAAACAAACGCCAGCTAAAAAAGGCTCTAGAAACATGCCTTCAAAAAGAAAAGGCGTTGGCAATGTTATTAGACCACAAAATCAAAATGGAAGAAAGACTTCTCCAAATATAAAAAGATCAGATCCCGATTGGATTAATACTGTTGAGAACTTGCTCCAAGAGCAATATGATGTTAAGATAGAAGAATCAAACTTAACGATTCAGAGTGAGGAATAATGCCATTCATTATAACATCAGACACTTCTAAGCAATACCTTAGAGAAGATGACGCAGTAAAAGGTTTTGAAATTGCAGTAGGCAATGGTCAGAGTCGTATGGCTCTTACAATTCTTGTTGACGTGATCAACGGAATCATGGACATCTTTAATGCTCTTGAAGATGAATTAGCAGAAGAAGAGGAATCAGCACCAACACCAGTTGCTGTTGAGGAGCCTAAGTTGCAAAAGCAAGTTCAAGTTGCAGAAGCTACAGAAGAAGAAGTTTTGCCAGTAGCTAAGCCAGTAGCCAAAAAAGAAACAAAAACAACTGAAGAAAAATGAAACTAATTATAGGTTGTCCTATATATAAAAGAGAATGGATTTTTCCATACTGGGCAATGGCTATTGAAAGACAGTCAGTCCCTCTTAACGATGTAGGTTTTATTTTTGTTGTATCTTCTTCCGATCAAGGAACTATTTCCATGATTAATAGATGGAAAGAAGTTTCAAAAAATTCAATTGGATTTGTTGACATTGTAGTCAAAGATGATCTTGCTCACCATGAGCATGATCCTAAGTCTAGACAGTGGACAATGTCTAAGTATCACAATATGGTCAGTTTAAGAAATACTCTTTTGGGTGAAGTAAGAAAATATCAACCAGATTATTTCTTTAGCCTAGATTCAGATATTATTATTCACAATACGTCAACTATAGAATTGTTAATAAGCCACATCAAAGATGGGGCAGACGCAGTTAGTCCATTGATGTTCATGACGCCAATTGGAACAGATTTCCCAAGCGTTATGACATGGTTGGACAAATCAGGCGATAAGGCCAACAGAGCCAGAAACTATCCACTTGGAAGTTATTTCAAGTCAGATATTATTATGGCTGCAAAAATGATGTCAAAAGACACATATAATAAAGTTGATTACGTTTTTCATTCACAAGGAGAAGACCTTGGATGGTGTGCTAATGCCCGTGAAAAGGGCATAACAGAGCTATATTCAGCATCATATATATATGCCCCACACATCATGCACCAAGAAATGCTCGAAGCCTTTACTAAGGGTGGAGACCCAAGAATTTCTGTTGCATTTGAAAACATGGTAAAAATATGATATCTTTATATAAAATTGTTTAATGTTATAAAAACAAATTTACTATATATACAGATTTTAAAAAATGGAGAATTAAATGGCTTTTAACTTTGTGGAAACCTTTACGGTTCAGCTGCCAGATTTTGCTGATATGGATTTAGACTTCTCAGAATCACAAAATGCAAACAAAGGTTTAATCATTGAAGTTGCAGCTATCCATGAACGGATTGACTGGCAACTATAATAACTATTCTGCAATAGAATTAGAAAAAGCTCTCCAGTCATGGGTTGAGCCTTATCCTAAGCCAATCATTTTGAACCATGATCTTAATTCAGAGCCAATTGGCCGTGTTATGGCAGCAAAGATGGATAAAGAAGAAGATGGTTCACATTTCGTTCGTTTACAAGTTGCAATCACTGACCCAGTAGCAATCCAAAAAGTTCTTGACAAAAGATACTTGACGGGTTCAGTTGGCGGAAGAGCTGGGAAAGCAGTCTGCTCAATATCTGGAGACGACCTAGCATCTGAAAGTGCTGACGGCAGACCAAAGGTTCAAAAGTTTAAAAGAGGCCAAGTTTACAAAGGCAAGTTGGCATTTATCGACATGCAAGACATTTCCTTTAAGGAATATTCATTCGTCAACCAGCCAGCAGACTCTAAGTCTGGAGTAAGAAAGTCTTCTTCTGGAGATGTTAAAGTAGAAAACTCTTCAGATGACTGGGTAGCAAGAAGTTCTGCATTCGTACTTAATATGGATGAAGAAGATATATATTCAGTAGAAGAGCATAAATCGATTCTATCAGGTTTAAAATCTAAAGAATCTAAACCACTTTATCTACATCTAAAGGGCTCTTTCCTTACGGCTATTGCTGTTCATGAAAGTGAAAATTACAAATACAATAGCAACTCATTACTATCTAATGAG